ACTAACCGGTACGCTCAATGCTGATGCAATTCTCTCTACTGTACTGGCCCGTGGATTGCTCTTTCCGTTTTCATAACGTCTGTACTGAGGTTCAAGCATTCCACACAGTTTTGCAGCCTGCAATTGGGTAAGACCTTTCTTGGTGCGGATTCTTTTAATGTTTTTACCAATGTTCATTTATTATTCTGACTCCTCCGGTTTCTCGCAACGTTCAAACTCGATTACCCAAACCCACGGGTTCGCATCCCAACCATAACAGTCAAGATCCGCTTTCTTAATGGTGGAATCCCAAAGCCAAGCAAATTGTTCCTTAGCAATTCCGTACTCTGAATCTACCTCTGTTCCATAATCTTTGCCACTGTATCCGATATCCTCATAAAAAAGATTTCCGACGCCTTCGTTTTTAGCGTCCTTCGGCGCAATATCCTGCAACCGCTCCACCCATACATCGGTCACCTGTAGCCAAATTCGTGCTGCTTCTTTCGGCATGTGGATGGACGGTTTCCACGGCTCTTCTGCGTCTTCAGAATTTGCAATGCTAGCCTTATATCCATAGTGTTCTTCCAGATGGCATCCTTCACCTTTTCCAACCCGCTTTGTATATCTGTGCCAAGTTTCCAGAACATACAGAATGTCTCCTGGCTTGTACGGTGGAATCAACTGATTTTCGAACATTCTCTCATCTTCGTCATATTCATATATACCGGTAAATGAGCCGTCCGTTCTTTTCGTAACGTAGAACCCACAAGCGTCTTTTCGTCTGGTTTTTACCACCCGCCGTGTGCAAGTCTTTCTTCCGTCCAGGATTGCCCGCACCATGTCTCCGTTAAACAGAATCGGTCGTATTCTCATTTTTGTCACTCTCCCATACACATCTTTGCATTGCTCCCATGACAATGTCACAAATCTGATTATACTCATCACGTGTTAGAATACACCAGTTTGTGATATCACGGATGAGTTCCCGCAGTTTCCGGCACTCCACTGTCGTTATTGTGTTCTCTTTCATTATTGCTCCTTAAATCTGCACCATTTCCCGGACATTTCTCAGCGTCTCCGGTGTAGACTGCGCATAATACATACTTGTCACCGCCGGACTGGCATGCCCAAGAATTTCCTGTATGATACCAATGTCCACTTTCCTATTTTTTAAATTCATTCCTAACGTCTTGCGCATCTTGTGCGGGTATACGGCGCTTTTCACATCCGCCCGCGCTCCAACATTTTTAATGATCGTGCGGAATCCGCACACGCTCATCTGGCCGTATGGCTTTCTGGACTGAGGGAACATGAACGGGCTGGCATCCGTCCGGCTTTCCAGATACATACCGTAGTAGTACCGTGCATCATCATCCAGATACAGTGTGCGATATCTACCGCCTTTTTCTCCCTCGATCAGAATATCTCCGGTCTCAAGATTGACCTGTTCGGTTCTGATCTCTGAAATCTCACCTACACGCGCGCCGGTGCTTCGGAATACTTCAATGATGGCACGCTCTCGAACGTTCTTGCACGCATCCCGCATATGGATGATCTCGGATCGGCTGAAATAGTCTATAGGCTTAAGCGCAACTTTTTTCGGCTCTGTTGCTTCCACCGGGTTCTCATCAATGATCTTTGCTTTCCGCATCCAAGTGTAAAACGCAGACAGGAAGCGGCGCTCATTGTTGTATGTGGTGTTCTGCACTCTGGGTCCTTTTGTTCCCGGCCGCTTTTCGTACTGTGCGAGATACCACTCAACATCAAATGTGTCGGCCTTGTCCAGCGGTTTCCCGATCATCTCCGCAAAGTGCTTTACTGATCGCACATATCCGTCCAGTGTAGCTTTCTTGAGTGCACGCTTCTTGATCTTAAAAAGCTCAATGAGATATGCGTTTCTCTGTTCCGCGTCAGTTTTCCATTCTGCCGGAAGGGAGCAAACCTCCTGTAAATTAACCTTTGTAAGCTCGCTGGATATCACGCTATCCAGAATAGCAATCGTATCCTGATCTGAAATGTAAATCGACATGGTGACAACAATGTTGTCAATGATTTCTCTTTTGATGTTCTGGCCCATAGTAATCCTCCCTCTTGCAGAATCTGCAAAGGTCTGATACAATGGACCTAAGCAGATTAGGTAAGTGGTGGAATCATCTTGGCGGGTGTCCACCACTTGTTTTTATGTTCCATAATCCTTATATCTCCTTACTTGTATTTCCACAGGCCGAAGAGTTTCAGCCTGTGATAAAACTCTGCTTTGACTTTTCTCCGATATCCGTAAAAATCATCGGTCTTGGCCGGAATGTCCCGGCCTTTTCGTAAAAGACTGTAATACCCGGCTTCTTTCGGATCCTTTGCCGTCAAACTCTCATATATTACTATCTCCATGCCGGGAGCCTTTGATATTGCGCATCCGAAAAGGATAAGCTTTATCTCAGGATCCGGGCTGCGACAGTAAGTGTCAAGCTGGGATTCGTCCTCTTTGGGTACGTCATAATCAATCATCTTTGCTTCCCTTGTTCTCATCCTCTGGCTCCATTTCTGGTATGATCTTGATTCTACTCAAATCATACCGGCTGTTAAGTAACTGAGTCCTCACCTTTTCATATTCCAAAGATAACCTGCGCATTTCTTTCGCCAACGGCTTGCTGTCTACTGCCTTAAATTCATACTCGCCGTAAAGCCGTAAGCCATTCCTGGCATATACGCCAACAGTTCCCTCTTTGCATTTAAGCATGCTTGCAATCTCTTTTGCAGTGTGTATTCCAATAAACTGCTCGTTCTTCTTAACGCTGTAAATTGTTACTTCCGTGTATCTCACCTACTAAATTTCAGTTTACCAAAGTATCAAGTCGTGCTCGTCATCAAAAGAATAGTCGGTTATCGGATTCGCAATTCCATCTTCGTCTACAAAATATACTTCTGAATCATCACTATTTTCTTTTAGTTTTCCATCTTCTATTAAGTTTTTCAAAAACATATAAAGCGCATATGCTCCTATTGGATTTTCCAAGCTTCTTTCCCTCCATCAAATCTTACTTTCAGTTTAATCTTTCTACCTTTGTATCTACAAATTTTCTGCCGCATGACGGACAGTATTTTGTGCCGATTTTATGAGGTAGTGATTGTTTGCATTTTGAACAATATTTTTTAACAGTGGCGCAACCACTCATAACTTCTACAAGACAAGCCTTGTCAAAGAACATTTTTACCTCTCCAAATCTTAATTTTCCGAAAATGCATATTTGGCTCCAACGCAAAAATTATTATTAATTATCTTACATTGATAATAATTGCCGTTGTAGTACACCTGTTTTGTTAGTGCGTCAGCCATATCATCAAATGCTTTTTCTATATCATTCCAGTAGCGTTCTGTTACCAGCGTGTTGATGTATTGCTCATCGAATTGACTATATCCCATCAAAACCCACCTTTTCTAAATCTTAATTTACTTTTTCTTCCCATCTGTCCGGCTACGCTTATGCCAGGCTCTCCGGCGCTGGATCCGCACGTAACGTTCCAGCAGCCGGTCAATCTTTTCAAGCTTGCCTTTCTCTACAACAATCCAGCTCATAGTGTTCACATCTCTTTTACCATTATCACCTGCGCCTGCTCTGCCGGAATATCCGCATACTCTCCGGTATCCAGCAGCACACCATATACACCATCATAGCTGCCGATCACGGTACCGCAGAATCTGTGATGCTTATGTTCTGCGCTCATGATTCTTACGCGGATATCAAAACCTTTTAAAAGCTTTATCATGCGTCCCCTCCAATCCACTCTTTTACGCTGTTATTGACAATGCTGTCATAGTCAGTGTCGCGTTGCTCGAAGTTGCAAAAGGAATTCTGCTTCTTCTGCTGCCCGCCCTTTTTCGCACTGTTCTGCGCTCTGGAAAACCAGCTATTAAGGTGCCTGTTAATTCCGGCACGAGTCTTTTTATATGTAGGGTTGGCTTTATTCCATCCAATAAGTGACCTTAACTCCTGTTTAGCATCTATGGCCGGGTAAAGCTTTTGCCACTCTGCAAGCGCGTTTTCTGTAACAGCATACTCAGTTCCGTCAACCAAAGGTATGTATCCAGCAACAGAGCTGTTATCTTCCGGCTGTGTTTCTTTCTTTTTCTTCTTAACCACTGGTTTTTCATCTTCATTACCACTGGTTTGTTTCGCCGGACGCCCGCCTTTCGCCCCATCAGCCTTACGCTTGATATTGGCATCAATCTGGGGCTGTGCCATCTCAAAAATGGACATATACGCCGCGTCACTGCCGTCATCCTCCGGTTCTATTCCATTCAGACCGTAATCAATGATGGCCCACAGCGCCTTAAGCTGTTCCGTTTCCGGTCTGCGCTTGATAGCTTTTGCGAAGCTTGCGTAAAAAATGAAGCTATCTCTCATCTCTTCCGGCCTCCCACTCTCTGTAAATCTGGATCCAGTCGGTAAGCCGCATGGTTACCAACCATTCGCAGCGGTCGCGCCGATGGAATACCGCCGGAAGCAGGCCGGGAAGCGCGTCATGCACCGCCTGTGCTACTGCATCCAGAAGATTCAGTTTCTCAACCCGCTTACACTCAATATGGATACCAGGGAGACCGATCACATCAGCGTTGCCCGCTGCGCCGCAATACTGCTGCCCCCTTCTGGTGTCATATCCCTCCTCACGGAGTATCCCGGCAAGCTCCCTTTCTCCCCTAGCTCCCTTTTCTCTCTGTACTTTACCCATTTCCAATACCTCCAAAGAGGGAAAGCTGACCGACTATCTGGCCGTTCTTGATGCCTTGCTTCGCAAAGCGCTTTGCTCCTCTTTCTGCTGTTTTTATGCTTTTGCATCTGCGATTCTGTGTTTCTACCCATCGTTCAGCTTCTTTCCGTCCCTGATCGTTTGATAAGGGGATGTAATAACCTTTTCCGTTGTCCGCAGTAAGGATGGGGCGATCATATCTAAGGATTTCGATTGCCCGCCTTACCGCACGATCTGGGAGGCCCGTCTGCCTTACCAGGTCACCGCGGCTTGTGGCATTCTCACGCCCTACGCCTATAGCATTATATACAGCCGCTGTTGCGGCAGATGTAACCTTAAAGTCCATAGCCCTCCTTTCTGCCCCGCAAGGCAGATATCAGCGTGCGGGGCAATATCAATGGCATCAATATACTGTCGTGACACATTAATCAAAGCCATGAGCTATATGTAAAGCCTTTCGGCTATACATCATAAATATGATTTGCCAAACTCTTGCCGGAAGTCATCACGACTCCCGTAATGCTCCTCGTAGTATGTCTGGGCCATCTGTTTCAATATCCGGTCAATCTTTAAATTCTCTTCCGATCGGATGAACCTTGCCCCATTTGGGTGTAGGTCTGGCCGCAGCGGTATCACAAACCCTCTTGATTCGGATTTCTTCTTAAACCCCTGTCGGCTCTCAAAGATATGGTGCCGCTCTACCGCAGATGAGCCGGTAAAGTAGCAGTGATCCATATCGTCAGTAAAAACGCTCCAAAGTCTCTTAGCCATCTTCCCTCCGGTTCTGATCGTAAAGCTGCTTCATCCGTTCCAGTTCTTCTGGTGTGGCTGTCTCAATGCCTAACGGTTTACAGTCATTTATCAAGCCATTCAAGAGATGTGACATTTCGGCTGTATCATACTGGCTAGATCCTCTAAGGATAATGTATGTGCGGTAATTGATTCCATCTTTCCCGCCTCTTACATCTGATGTTGGTCTGATATGGAATGTTTGTCTCTCTAAAATGTCGTTTTCCGCTTCTTCTGTATCGGGAATTACAGCATAGCTCAAATGGCCGGATGATAAATCAACTTGTCCATACTCTCTTAGCATGATGTTGTGTGCACGCGGTTTTGAGATATCGAGAGCTTCTGCAAATTTTGACAGGAGTGCCCAATAGTATGCGTTGCTGTCAAGACTGCGTTTGTCTCTCCACTGCTTTGCAGTCAGCCGGAGCG